TCACCTATATGCAGGTGCTTTATATGCAGGTTCTAATCCATTCTGCTCATTATAAGCATATTGCAAAAGGTCATATAATTCATTTGTGATAATTTCTGGTTTAAAATATCCATCAAGCATATTAGTTATTTTTAAAGCATATTCTGATGGTACAGGTCTACCGTCAATTTGTTTGAGTATATCTTCTTTCATATCTTTTAGGGTATCAAATTTCTTTGGCATAGGAAGGCCATACATCTTTGCCAAAATTCCAACTGCACAACAGCATTCATTTATTGAGGTCAGCAGAATTCCTTGAAACTGTGATTTAATCTCTATCGCTTGCTTATTGATAAAAAATACCATAATGATTTTCCTTTGTTTTTATTAATGTATTCCAGTTTGATTTATTCAAAAAACATGCCAAAAATCTACATTATGTAGATTCTCGGCATATAACTCAGATACTTTGTTCAATTTCTGCTTTGGATATAAGTAATTCCTTTAATTCCGATATAGACATATTTTGTTCTTCCAGTATTGTTGAAACTTCTTTAAATTCTTCCAATTTAATTTCATCTTGTATTTGTTTTAATCTTTCTTCTTGAGTCTTAATGGCAGTCTTATATTGCTCTATCGCATCTTGTGTACTTTTTAGTTCTTCTCGAAGTTTTTCAAGTGACGATTTGCGAACTCCTCTGGGCATTGATTATTGCCTCCTTTTAATTATTTAGATAAAAAGATTATTACACGAAGAAAATTTTTTAAACATATCTTTACTTTATCTACAAGTTTAATCCAATTAGTATAGATACTCTCTTGATAAATACACATAATAAGTATAACAAAAGCAGAGAATAAATCAACTAAAATTATTGTTACAAATTTCGACCCGCATACGCATGTAAATACAATTTCCCCCACATTTGTACCCCGCTTATAGCGTTTTACAGCACTTTATAACGGTCCGAAACAGTCTGAGACTGAAATTTTACATAAATAAAAAAGCCGTAAACCCTTTATTTAAAGGCATTTAACGGCTTTTTACATTGAGTGGAGCAGACGGGAGTTGAACCCGCTGTTACTTATATCAAAAAAAGCTAGCAAATACCAGGATTCTTTGTAGATGCAAGGTTTCCAGGTATTTGCTAAATGGTAATATTTATTGATATAAGTAAAGATTACAACCTTGTTGTAAGCCTATGCAACACGAGTTGCAACACGAATCGTAGGCTTATACTTTCGGAACACTCTGTAATCTTTTTCGCTTTTTATCTGCCTTACATATAATTTTTTCAGCCATGCCAGGTATCGGTTCATTAGTTCTCATGCATTCACAAATTAAATAGTATTCTTGATCTGGCAACCCAATAATAAACTTGTAAAAATTCCATATAGTTTCGTCGTTAGTCTTGCTCACGTCCCCCTTATGCCTCCTTTGTATGTCACTACCATAACCCCCTTATCCACTGTTGTTCAATATTATGTTAAGACTGCTTTATACATTTAATTCAATTCCTTCTTACCGCACTACTACAATTATACGAACACATGTTCGATTTGTCAAGGTTGCCTACATTCTCTTTTTCCCATTTCTTGCCCCTCCTTTACATTCTTATATTAATTAAAACGCAAAAAAGAAAGAAATGAAACGCCTTGAACGGTAAACCGTTCACTTTTTCAAATATGGAGTATCAACCAAATCATTTATCATCATATGTAAGCCTTTTGCCAGCAGTTCCATTGTATCCATTCGCGGCATAGCCCCTTTTTTTATCCCATGCACTGTTGACTGTGGAATGCCTGTCATAATGCTTACCTGACGTTCGGTTAATTTCTTTTTACGCATATATTCGTCAAGCAGTATTCTCATGATATATTAATACTATCACGCGGTATAATGATACATAGTGGAAATGATTTCCAGAAATTACACTACTACCAGGCCAACCACTATATCAAACAATTCTTTGAATGAATCAGCATAATACATAGGCTGTACCTCGCGCTGGCACTGTGGGCTTACGGCATTCTCGCCGTATTTCAATCCCTTTTCAGTAAGGGCATTATATTTCTTGGTTCCGTTAGGGCTTGAGGTTGATTTCCTGGTCCTCTCTTCAAGGTAGCCCTGATCTCTCACTAAAACATTGAAGTTCTTTGCTGACATACCTAAATCAAATCGTTTCAGTAGATCAGTTGCCGATTTTAATTCCCGGCTGCCATTATACTCATACTTAGGCAGGAATTCTGCCGGCAGGTCGTAGCTCTTATATAATTGCCCGATCATCAGTAGTTTGCTGGCATCATTCACACGGAGCATGTCTGCCACTACGCCGATACACTCCACCTGCTCCTTAAAAGAAATCTGTTTGCTGTGCTGTATTCCCTTTTCAATGAAGTCCTTCATCTTCTCAAAGGCTTCTATGTATTTGGCTGTGAAATGTACACCTTTCTTACCCTGTAGTTTATTGGCGATCATATCGCAACCTTTCTTTGTGCAAAGGAAGCAAGGCCGTTTCTCTCCTTTACTATCAATGTAGCTACTTGGTACGAAGTAATCTAACGAACGGAAATCTCCGTCGGTTAAATGCCTAATGTATCCGTCTATTTTTTCCAGTAAATCCGCATGTCGCGACTCTACGACCGTCGCTACTTCTCTACTATCTGTTAAAAGCTGCCCGTTCTGCTCGAATACTGTTAAACCATACATATAAAATATCTCCTCTCATTCTTCTTGATTCGCCGAAAGGATCATGTTATACTAAATACATATCCTTTCTGGATTTTGTTATAGGGTAAACACATCGCTCGCCAAAGTTACTGTGTTTGCTCTTTTTTTATTCCAGTTAATTCATTGAGGTATTGATCAATTTTGACTTTATCCCAAAGAACTCGCTTTCCTATTTTAATCTTAGCGCCTATCTCCTCCCCCAACCTCATGGCATTGTTACGGCCCAAATTGGTGTATGCCCGTAACTACTCAGTGTCCAACAGGTGGCTTTCTCCTGCTACTGTGTTCATGGCTCTTGCTCTCATTGTGTGGCTCCTTTCTTGTTCAAGTTTATTTGTCTCCTTCAAGTTACAATGATATTATAACAAACCATATATTCTTACTTTTGAGTCAATTCTTAATGATTGGTGGTAAATAATTGCCTAAAAAAACAGCATTTTACTTCAAAATACAATATTTTATATATATTGATAAAAAGTAATATTATAAACACTATTTTCGTAAGACTAATTAATTTTATATAAACTTTATTAATAAATTATAATGTCTTTTGTTCCTCAATATTCTGAAAGTGGTATGTAAGCCAGGATCACCCCTGGATTTTTCTATACCCACTCTTTTATATTTCTATTTCAAATAATTCCCTTTGACTTTAAGAACGTATGTTCGTATAATAGTCTTAAGATTTGGAGGTGATGTAAGTCATGAAAGGAATATGTGGGCTTGCGCCAGACATAAATAAATGTCCGCATTACATCAGAGAAAAAGAAGGCTGCGGAGCTGACCATACAGGCTGTGGATTTTATCGGGAACCGTATACTGAAAAGGAAACAAACAATCAAAGACAACCAAAGTGGTTTGAGCAATACTATGATAGGTAGGAATCTATATGGGTGTATTTGGAATCGGGACAAATGTAAGGAAAATTGATAGCGGCATAATCAGAGGCAATACATACCCCATTGCTTGCATGGCATGGTATGCTCCTGACCGCCCACCGTGTCCGCTGCTCTTTAAATTTGAGGGCGAGGACGGGATTTTACAGACGATAACTGATCTTAAAATAAGCCATACTGATTTTAAGTGTTATGACGGTGAGCAAGTAAATGAGTATAGGTGTGATGCAGTTTTCGGCGGTATACGATATGGATTCAAGCTTATTTTCTATATATTGAGCTGCCAATGGGTTATGGTCGTCTGAATAAATATTATCGCATATTAGCACACTACCACTATCAAAAAGGCGGTGTATAATGGATATATTCGAAAGTAGAAAGATAAACCCGATGTTGATCGCTGAAATGAAGGATCCGTTTAATTCTCCAGATTATATCTATGAAATAAAATGGGATGGAATCAGATGCGTTTCCTATTTAGATGCAGAAACGGATATTAGAAATAAACGGAATAAACTCATGGCTCCTATCTTCCCAGAACTGCAAAATCTTCATGAGCAGGTAAAAGCAAAGTGTATTCTGGATCATGAATTACTTGTACTCAAAAACGGAATGCCCGAATTTTACGAGGTACAAAAAAGAGCTTTAATGACAAATCCATTCAAAATAAAGCTGGCTGCTGATAGATATCCGGCTAGTATCATAGCTTATGATATCCTATACTATAAAGACAAGGACATAACCATGCTCCCACTTATTGAGCGAAAAAAATATCTGCAGGACGTTGTAATCGAGAATGAAATGATATCCGTATCCAGGTATGTGGAGGATAACGGGATTATGCTATTTGACCTTGTAAAAGAAAAGGGTCTTGAAGGTGTGGTCGCCAAAAAGAAAAGTAGTCTCTATTGGCAGGGAAAGCGTTCTAAGGACTGGATTAAATTTAAGGTGATGGCTACAGATGATTGTGTTATATGCGGTTATATAATTAAAGAAAAAAGTATGACAAGCCTTGTTCTAGGGCAATATGATGAGGATGTGCTAGTGTATAAGGGCCATGTTACGCTTGGGGTAAGCTTAAGAATACTTAACCAGTACAATTATAAAGTGATTGATTATTCGCCGTTTGGGTATGTGCCGCAAGGAAACGATAATGCCGTTTGGCTGGCTCCGGAACTTGTTTGTATAGTGGAATCAATGCCGACCGAAAAAGGGGGCTTCCGGCAGCCTGTTTTCAAAGGTATAAGAGATGATAAATCAGCAATAGAGTGTCAGGTGTAGGCGGGCCCGGAATACGGATACCCGCCTTTATGCTTTACTCTGCTAATCCTGGATACCGCAGCGCACCGTCCAGATCCGGCGTGAGCATCACCGGTTCCATTGCCAGCTTACCGTCTTGATCTAGGTAATACCACTTCCCGCCAGAAGCTTGTAATCCCTTAAACATGGCACCGTCAGCGCCCAGGTAATACCAATTACCCTTGTACTTATACCAAGTGCTTGAAACCATAATACCGGCTGCATTGAACCAGTACCACTTGTCCTGATCCTGTACCCAGTCATTCCGAACTGACAGGCCGGTATCTCCCAGGTAAAATCTCCAACCGCCGTCCTCCTGTTTCCACCCGGATTTCTTTTCTTTTGGAATCTCTGCGGCAGACCAAGTCTTTTTAAATTCATCAGGGCTAGAATATACCTTTTTGATACCAGCGGTTGAACTGCCCCAATCCGGAAGCTGGAAGTGCGGCTTATCAACCGGTGATTTCCAATTGCCTCCCCATTCCAGCCCAAGGCCCACACCGATGGTACCAACTCTGCCGAAAAAGTCACCTGCTTCATTATAGGCACCCTGTCCGTCATTCCTAAAAAAGTCAAAGGCGGTACCCCACTGGTGGTAAGAACTGTATGTACTCCCTGGAGCATTGGTCACAATATTACCTGGAGTTGTTCGGCCCTGGGCGTATAATGCGTCCTGCTCCGCAACGGTGCGATATGTCTCTCCAATCTTAATTAATAATCCCTGTTTAGAGCACTCTTCCACCAGTTTGGCAGCCAACACCTGTAACCGCGGATGGCACAATGTTATGTCTCTCATTCTTCAACCTCCAATCGAAAAAGGCCCAGGAAAATCCCAGGCCCAAAAGTTATGATGTTACAACCGTCCTGCAGATTTCACAGGGCGGATTATTCAGTTTTATTTGACTGTTTGATAATCTGATCTACATATGTACTCAATCCTGCAACCAATACACCCTGCGTAATGGCCGTAAACACCGCCATAGCAATTTCCTGCCCCGTCTGGCAACTACTTGTAGCCAATACGTAAACACCGCATAACACAATGCCCACAGCCCCATTGATAAGAGGAATATACTTATCCTTGATAGTCTGGCTCTGTTTAATCCCCTGCCCCAAAAAGTACAACACTACTGCTACAACAATAAGTTCCGGTTTTACATAATTCATAATCTGTTCCATGAAATTATCCTCTCTTTCCTATTTGACATACTGTGCTAACATAAAAATCAAGCCGGTTGCAAATGAACCGGCCAAGACACCAATAAATGAATTAATCGCTGAGCGTTTTGTACTGCTCCATGCTTCTCCAGGCGCTGCTTCTAATTTAGCGATTTTATCCCCCTGCACTCCTTGCTCCTTAATCATTGCTTGCATATTTAGTGCAAGTTCTTTAACCGCAAGGACTAATTCCTGAATAGTCTTACTCTGCTCTTCCTGATCTCCCATACGGTGTTTCAGTGACTTTATTTCATGCTCATGGGCTTCCAACTTTACGGCAACCTCCGTTTCAGTCATGGCAGCACCTCCGTTTCATTTATTTAGTTGCCAGGATCTCCTGCTTCTGTACTTCGGTGATCCATTTCTTTATAACCGCATTAGCCAACATTGTAGCCGTCAACTGCCCCTTACCGCAATCATATAATCTCATTAATGTCTCAAACATATTTATCCCTCCAGACTTGATAATACTAAAGTGTCAACAGTTGCTTTTAAGGACTGGTTTTCTGCTTCCAAGGCTGCCACTCTCTCGGTTAAATCAGGCGTGCGGAATACAGCAATCATTATGTCAGCCTTTACATCGATAAGTCCGTCCTGTATTTGCTCCGCATATATTACATGATCAGACTGTTTTGTCAGTTTACCAGCGTATACCAGATCCGACCTCTTCCAATCCGGCTCACCAGATAATCCGATCTGTGTAATGCTACCGTTGGATTTCAGGATCGCTTCGATTTCATCAAAAGTTAATCTTCCTTTCTGGAAAGTGATAATCCCTCCATTGTCTCCGAGATTAACGCCAGCGGGGACCAGGTCAAAAGCCTGATTTCCGAATTTGATTTTTTCAATGTTCATAAATTTCCTTTCTGCCTATTTCAGGCATAAAAATAAGCCCCATGAAGGGCCTGTTTACAAGTATCTTTTCTCTACTAAATAGCAATTTAGCCGCATTTACCAGCAAAATCAACGTAATCAATCTGACGATGTTCAGGGCAAATTATAACAGTACCACTAATCGAATTACACTTGAATTCTACAAAACCAGTACGGAAATATACTATTTGGGAATCAATGTTACAACCAAAGAAATTATATTGGATTCATCGATTAATGGCACTTATACTCGTGTTTGGACTATGAGCTAAAATGATCATTTAATCCAGGAACACGAATCGAACATAATAACCATTATAAATTTCGGCACTGGATTTGATTACGTTAACCAGCGGGGCATTGTAGTCTATCCTCATTATGCCGTCCATGGTCCGCAGATCTGACCATACGCCAGTAAATAACTGTATCTGTGCGGCCAGTATGTATCGCCATTGGAACTCCCACTGATGTTAAATGTTTGAGTGGTAGACGTATTATTAAATACCCCGGCGGCAGTTCGTATACGGCTGGAGTCCATTTTGTTATTCAGTTTATTGTCTACAGTCGTTAAATTGCTATTTAGTGCTTCAACTACCGCAGTTAAATTTGCCCCTGCGGTCAAGCTCGTTCCCATACCGATACGATCATAAAGAGTATGTATAAATGCCGCTGTGGGGATCTTATTCTGATCGTTTGCATCAATATTAGTAAGCATGTTTTTAAGCAGGGCATTCTGGTCTAGCCCCATTGTAACTGCAATGGATTTAGATATTTTCCCAAGGACCTGGGAAATTGCTTCCCCGGCTATAATATTAGCCAGTTCTGTGGCCTGCGTAAATGCTGTATTTACATCAAGTGCACCACCTGTTCCTACTGTTATGCCCGTGCTACCCTTAACCATACCCGCAGTAGATTGTGTAGCAGTTTTAGCGCTCAATGTTCCATCAGCGCTTACCTCCGTTGTTACTCCGTCCGGTTTTACCGTACCTACGCTGCCAGCCGTGGCTTTACTGGTCCCCTGGGCTGATACCTGCCAATACGCTGTATTCGTTGGCAGAGTGCCCACCGGGGGCTTTGTGTGAGCTAAAAAGCTGCTTCCATCACGAGTGACTAAATTAGCCACCTCGTATTGTGTGCCGCTGTCCCATTCTCCTTTCGGTACAATGGCGATCGTTCCATATTCAATAGCCATTAAGCTGTCACCTCCCCATAAAATTTTCCATTTTCAATCCAGAATTCCATGCCTTTAGCCTCCGTGTCGCTCATTAATTTTCCAGTGGAAAAGTCAATATAAAACTGCGGCACAACAATTTTAGCCGCCGCATCCACCTGATTTTTCAAGCTCTTAGTCTGCTGCCAGTACCATTTTGCATTATCCTCTGGATCCTCTGGCGCCACGCCGCCTACCGCGTATCGCTTAGCTTGTAAAGCACTGTTTGAAGCTTCCGTGGCACTCTGCGCCGCTGCCGTTTGGCTAACTCCTGCCGCCGCTGCTTTCTGTGTTGCCACCTGTTCGCTGGCCGCCGCTACGTTTGCCTTATTTGTAGTAGTCAATACGTCTGCTGCCGTGCTATTCGCTGCCGATGTAGCCGCCGCCGCCTTTGTAGTGGCAATTCCTGCTTGTGTGGTAGATACTGCTGCACTATCTGCCGCCAGCTGCGCATTCTGACTGGACGCTTGTGCATCGGTCTTGGTCTGCTCATAATAATACTTGGCATTATCTATTTCACTTCCTGGGAAACTCGGATCTCCAAGCGTGTACCGTTTGGCATATAATTGATACTGCAGGGCGGTGTCCCGGGCAGCCTGAGTGTCAAGCATATACTGTCTAAATTCGGTTTGAATGGCTGCGTCCAGCTTCGCCATTGTAACTGATCCATCTATAATTCTTGCAGTAATGGTACGGTCTACAATTTGCATAGAAATAGTGGAAGTGCTGTCAACAGAATACACAAATCTGGTAAGATCAATTATTTTTTGCGTACCGTCTGCCAGAGTGAGAACTAATTTATCATCATCTGTGATATCAAAATTAACAACCACTTTTTCGATATCCAGATCATAAGTCTTTGTTGTGCCGTTTAGAAGGGTGATTGTTAGTACTCCGGTATTTGTATCTACAGAAACATCTTTTACCATGGTATTAACAAGGGCCTGCTCTGCCTTTTTTGCATCCAACTGTACGATCCGATTATCAGCTTCTTTGATACCATTTTCAGCATGGATAAGGTTGGTACGGTTTACTGCAGTCTTCTGTGACGGGAGGTTCTGCCAGTCTGTAACACTATAATATGGTTGATAAGCCATTATACATCACCCTCTTCCCTTTGCTGGTCTGGCATTATTTTGAGCAGTACACGCTTTCAATGTGTCAGCCGGTGGTTCCTCCAGCTCCTTAATTTCTCCCGGCGTTCCTGACTCCAACATTTGCGCAATGGCTGCCACCTGCTTGGCATTCTGGATTCCGGTTATTGTGACTGCGTTTAACATATATTTCATTTGGATAACTTGCTCTTCCGTAAATGTGATTACATTTTTCATAGACACTCCTTTCTAAAAGTGATTAACTTTCTCAAATATTCTGTGATATACTAATTCTCGGAGGTGATGTTATGGAAAAGCAGTTCTTCGGCTTCTGCCCTGCTCAGGGCGCTGACTACGGTATTACGGTAGAGTACATAAACAAGACATCTTTGTCCGACACCCGTCCTGTTTATGAAATGGGACTTGCCACCTGCAGATACAACATGTTTGGTGACAAGTGCAATGCAAACGATTGCCCAATCCTGAGCAAAGTACCAAGAACGCTATAAGGCAAAGCAAGAGCGGAATAAATCCGCTCTTGCAACCTCCTATAACCATTGGGGAACTTTTCCAAAGCAAGCCACATCATTTCTGTTATATCTAATCCGTAATAATACTTCTGATGAAAAAGGTGATTTTGTAAAAACTAAATAAGAACATTCATAGGCCCCATTTTCATTTAACTGATGAATGGAACTCACTCCATAAAACGTGTGAAATTGATGCTTGAATAATCTTAATTTGAATAACAGCCGCTTCATAATTCCTCCTTTCGGCATACAAAAAGAGCGGGGAATCAATCCTCGCTCTGTATGATAGTTTTATTTAATTATTGGTGGAAGTATCCGCTACTGCCTCAACAACCACCTGTCCATCTTTTACCCAGGCTCCGTCAGGTCCTACCGTGTAGCCGTCTGGAGTGGTGGTGTCGTGAAGCATTACACTCCACTGGTCGAAGAAGTACCATTTACCGTTAATTTCGGCCCATGTATTCTGTTTAGATATTCCATCTTCACCGAAATAATACCAATTACCCCAAACTTGCTTCCATTCATTTACAGCATAGCTATCATCATCATACGTATAGCACAAAATCGCAGAATTATTATCTCCTCCGATTTTCCCCACTCCTTCTTTTGCAAAAACAAATAGTGGCATACATAAACAAAGCAATAACGTTAATGACAATATTTTAAATATTCTTTTCATATAATCCCTCCAATCCATCTATAATAGTATATTAATATAAATGGATAATGGAAGTCAAGCCTGTACCAATCAAGAATTTTTGAGATTTTCAATTTCAGCCCATAATGCTATTATATTTTTTTTGATAGATTTCCAAGAATCTCCCCACCCAGTTTCCGCACTCAAAGAATCAATGTAGATATCAGAGCTACTTTGTACTACGTTAGTTTCAATAGATGCACTTTTTATCCTACCATACCCATATATTGTTACACCTGTGTATCCATCTCCACCTATAAACATAGTTGCACAATCTCCGCCAGGGCTTCCGGGCGGCCTATCAGCAGTGTTCATCTGCACCCAGCCATTATTTGACCGTAATAAATTTGTACCATTGGCACTTACGTAGTAATCGCCAAATCCAACAGCGCCACCGTTAGCATAAAATGTTTCAGATTGCAGATTGCCAGAAAACGTTCCATTTATGGCAACAATATCCCGGCAGGTCAACTTCCCGTCTCTCGTCATACTTGATTTATCAGATTCCCACGACAACCGATTTGTTTTGATAGTGACTTCATTCGGTTCAATAGACAACTGCGATGATACTTCTCCTTTACTCACTTTCAGTAATATCTGCGCCGCTGTCTGCTCAAACCTTGAATTGGTATCGTTTGCAAGGTTCGTCACCGATAAAGCAATCTGATCTGCCTTAATGCTCAATGATGCTTCCGCCTGCTTTGCCCTGGTAACTTCCGCAAGAATCTGATCAGCAGTCACCTTAAATTGTGCTTCGGTGTATTCTTTTAAATCAGTTACCCGGACAGAAACTTCTTCCACGGATTTCTTTATGATCGCAGTTTTTCCTTCAAGCTGTATGATCTGCGTCTGTATTCCAAAGTTTTCTTTTCTCTCCCGTGTCCCTTGGGCCTCGAATGTATCCATCATGGCCTGAATGCCCTTTATGGTCCGCTTAAGGCAGTATGTTTCAATAACATCATCAGAAGTATAACAAATGATTCCGTCACCCGGTTCCACCCAAGGGAGGGCTGCCGTTACGATCTTGCATGGCCGGTAAACCTTCTGGCTTATAATACCATGCACTGTAGCAGTTATATTAAGCAAATCCGCGGCACTTTTACCGTATACGAGGAAATTACCCTGTATGGTATAAGTGTTGCTTCCTGCGCCATATGAAGCACCTACATCGCCCTCTTCTTGGCGTATCTGTACCTTGTCGATTCCATACACCAAGAAATCCTCATAAGTGGTTTCTGACGGCTTATAATGCGATAAGGTTTCACCATCTAGCTGTGAAGGGAAAAGTTCCTCCGATGGAAATAATTCTTCTGACGGAAACAGGCCGGAGGCCCCCAGGAAAATATACTTAAATCTTCCGGTTACATCAATCTGACCAAAGCAGCCGTTTATTTCACAGATGGCTTTCATTACGTCTCGCCCCGATAGCTTTGATGGATCAATGGTTTTAGTCACATGCAAATTGTCCAAAGGAAGTGAAGCATCTTTCTGCTTGATTCCTACATACTCACATAACGAATCCCGAAACTGCTTTAAAGTCATGGGAAACGTAAGGCCTTGGTACCAATTAGAAACGTCAGTATCAAAGCTCAGTATGCGGTCATAGGCCACAATCTTTCTCATCCTGCGGTCCGCCTGCCGTTCGAAGCTATTCACTTTGTAAATGCCGAGCATCATTTCATATCCGCCAACTTCTACGGACAGAGCAAATTCCTTTCCGGTAACGTCCATTGTCACATCTGCCACAATGACTTCCACTCTTGCAGCACAGCATTCCCCAAAGGTTAAAGACGGGGCGTCACAGATCGCCTTTGTGAGTGTAAGAGATTCATAATTAATCCGATCCGGACCAATAAGGTGTATTGGTGTGTCATCAACCGGAAATAGATCATCAGCCGGCCAAACATCGTCACCCGGATAGAGCAGATCAATTGTTCCATCATAAAACCGAAGATTTACTTTTCTTACCGTTTCCTCTATGCTGTTACTTCTTCGATATAGAGCTTTTACTTCCTCTGGTATGTTAAGCACTTTTACCTCCTTAATACTCAATCATGGCTATTCGTACGGGCTTATATCTTATATCCTTGCTAACCTTATCAATATCATAGACATCGAATTTCAGATCCGGACTGTAAAAAGTCCCAGTCTGATAACCGCTGTTCCAATATTCAAGATTATATTCATCTCGGCCACGTAGAATATTTTCCAGCTCTGCCTTATCGCTTTCATGCAGCAGCTTTGTATTAAACTCAATCTTTGTTACTTTATGCGGGAGAATGTTACGGTGTAGATACCCCGTACTATCCCGGTAGGAATCCTGATCCTGCCTTTGATTCGGCGTGATAGAAAAACTCCCGAACGCTATTAAACTGTTCGGGAAGATTACTCCATCAACCTTTAATAAATATCCCTGATAGGACATAGGCATCACTCTCCTTTTCGTTAATATGCCGTTCCAAGCTGCTGTCCTGTATTCTGCTTATAATCTTCCGCGCCGGATTTCCATAAGTCTACAACATCACTTTTATTCACTCCCGGTTTGTTAAGAATGGCTCTCAGCAGTTGATTCTGCTCTCTCAGTAATTGATTCTGTTCCGCATTGGCCACTGTGACAGCGGTTGCGATTCCATCTGTTATCTGATCATTGTTTGCCACCGCTGTACGGTTTCCGATACGGCCAACAAGCTCTGGACCGGATTCACGGGCAAGGAACATTTCCCCGGTAGCAGGATATCCACCGGAAGCGAAAGCCGGTATTTGAGGAATCGTGAAAAGTTGAAATGATCCACCATCTGCAATGGTCTTCCCCGCTATTTCTATGTCATCCCACTGGAATTTCATCTTATCGTTGAGCCAGTCAATGAACTTATTAAACAGCGCCCTGGCTCCCTCAATAGCATTCCGGAAGGTAGTTGTAAATGCCTCCGGAACTTTTGCCATAATGCCCTTCCATTTCTCCAGAGTGAACCAGGGGCTTACTTCTTTATCCCACCAACTTGATATATCAGACTTCCAGGCTCCTACAGTTTCGTCCCAGGTCTTTTTAAGTGCATCCTTTATGGTCCTGTACAACTCACTCCATTTCTGAGCGGTGAACCAAGGTGTGATATAACTTGTGTACCACTCATTTAATGATGCCGTCCATTCTCCAAAGGTATTTCTAAATCCTTCGATGATTCCGAGAAGAATGTAGCCACCATATGGTTTCATGGATTCCGCTGGCGAATGGATTCCGAAAACCGAACAGATGCCTTCCACAATCCAGTCCAGAAGATCCCCGATAGGCTCTAACAGGAAAGCAAAGGCACCGCTTATTCCTGCGCCAATACCAAGGATTATATCAGCACCGATTTCATACCAGGCCTCATTGCCGGAAAACGCTCTTTTAAAAGCGTCCTTTGCTGTCTGAAACAGGCTCTGCATGGTGTCCCAGTTGAAGATCTTATTGCCGATGATCTTTAAAATACTCTTACCATCAATTTCAATTCCATTTAATGCCCCAACAATACCGCCTATTATAGCACCGGCTGCCGTTCCAAGTCCTGGGAGCCAACTTCCAGCAATGGCTCCAGCCGTAAGACCGGCTACAAGATTTCCGAAGAAATTTGTCACCCAATCGGGGAGCAATTTGTCCAGGGAATCGTTAAGAAGCTCCAGGAACCAAACAACGATTACATCAAACGAAGCCGTCCCCGGCCCGCCAATCCCACGCGCAAGATTTTGTAATCCCACAAGAAAACCGCCAGAACCGAACAGCCCCGCTAGCAGGCCTGCACCCGGAAGCGTCTTGATCGCCGAACCTAGGGTCTTTATTCCTCCGGCCACGGTACCGACTGTTTGCAATCCTATAAGCGCTGTAGCAATCACTCCGAGCGCATAACCGATCTGTTCGGCTTTTGCTGGGTCTATGCTGTTAAGAGCTGCCGCAATCCCATTTAGTCCTCCGGGAACAACGAAGTTTATGAAACTCGCCCCGACGTCCAACAAATCATGAAAGAATCTTAATAGCCCCTCTCCTACCTTTTCTGCAAATGGTTCCAATGCCCTCCAAAAGTTTCTGAGAGCGTCATTGATTGCCGGCCAGTTTACTTTAAGAAGAAAATTATTGACCGCATCGGCAAACATAGGAATACCGGTTCCAAGGGTCCATTTTCCAAGTGGGACTAAAAACTCATGGTAAAAATCCTGCAACCCGGTCCAGACAAATGTTCCAAACTTTGCAAGACCTTCATTCCACAACCGTTCCAATGCCACCCTGGTAGGTTCTGCCGCTTCTTTGATGGAGTCAACCAAGTCTTTAATCTTCTTTGCCGACTCCTCCAGTGCGGGATTGACCGTAACACCTGCAAACAGCTCCCCTGATAGATTTCCTAAGTCCGGGGCAGCCCCGCCGCCTGATCCTCCGTCTTTTTCACTCCCAGAGCTCAAATTGTTAAGTTCATCAAATGCACTGAGCTGTTTATTCATCTCTTTGGCTGACTTAGCGGCATTTCCAAGGTTATCCGCCACAGCTCCAGAGGATCCTGCAGCATTCTCCATAGTTTCGGATACGCCTCCGCCACTGCCGCCCGCATCACCAAATAAAGCCGCCGTGAATGCCTTAAAATAGGCTGCCATTGTCTGTAGCTTGGATAGTACGATATTGATTACATGTATCACTGGTGTAAAGGCATTTATAAGCCCTTGCCCAATGGTTGCTTTTAGAGCATTAAACCGCTCCGACAGTATGCGGACCTGATTCGCCCAGCTTCCTGATGTTCGGGCAAAGTCACCATTTGCAAACCGCAGTTTATCTTGTACAAAGGCGTACCGAAGGGCCACTTTTTCTGCCTCTGACATTTTTTTCGTCACTTTTCCATATCCGTTTTCAAGAGCGTAAGCATCAAGGGCCGCTTGGGTCATGACTACACCTAAATCTTTTAAAGTTTCAGTCTCACCTGTGAAGACACTCTTAAGTTTTGTAAAAGCCTCCGACTGGCTCGTGTCATAAAACGACGCTACATCGGCAGCCAGACCCGTTAATGTCATACCCATGTCGGCCGCTGATTCCTCAGAAAACTTAAATCCTCTTGCCATAGAGGAGAATACTCCGGTATAGCGTTTCGCCGATATTTCCGACATACCAAATTTCTCAATCGCATTTTTAGCAAAGGAATCAATTCTTCCTTCCATGCTTGGAACTGCCTGTTGTATGACGTTATCTACCTCGGCCAACTGCGAGCCTAAATCAATGCACGACTTTCCAAAGGCCACAATGGCGGTAATACTTAAAGCCGCTGCTACAACACCAGCTATCTTCTTAAATGACGATGCCATTTTAGTGGTCTGGTGTTCGACATGATTAGTAGTTGCTGTTGTCTGTTTTTTGACTTTTTCCAACTCATCACGATATGGCTTTGTATATGCCTCAATGATTACCTGGAGCTTTTCCAGCGTCATGCCTTCCAACCTCACCACCTCCTGATCTGGCATGGTTATGGCGGTATGCAAAGTCTATCATTCTAGCTTTGTACACCGCCAGTTCATTTTCCTGTCTCTTTTTCTCAACTTCTGGCCCTTCCTCCCCAAACAATTCCGGGAAGTAGTCCCAAAGTTCTAAAATCTTTGAATCTTTAGAGCCATTTACAACAAGGCCCACATATTGAGCGATATCTTGTGACAGGAAGTGTTTTTCTATAAGCCTTTGTTTCATCTGCTTCCGTTCTTTTCGCTCGTAGCTTTCCAATAGGTCCTGTATCTCTGCAAGAGAAAGATTCCAGAACCGGCCCGGACTAATCCCACAATCAAGGGCAATCGGATAAAGTTCATCGATATAATCCGTCAACGTCCTGATTACATGACTTCTTTCACTTCCTCCAGCTTCCGATCCATTTCCGTCTGCTGGTCCTCCGAGAAAAAACCGGATACACTGTAAATAGGCATGAGTACGTCAGCCATGAAAGAAAGCTGCGTTCCACCTTCCTCACAATATTTATCAAACATGGCCTGTATATCTACATATTTGATCCCGTGCTCCCATGACTTCATAGCCCCTTGAGTAATGGTGAGCATGACTGCCAGGGGCGGCACTCCACCAGAATTGGAAAGGATATTTAAAAGATTGCACTTAAATTTATCCTCAAGCTGACAGATGACAGCCGTTGTAAGCTTAAGCTTATATTCCCTGCCACCCACATTCCAATAGGCAAATGGCGCTCGTTTTGTTTTTGTGGATTCTTCTTTCTTTTCTTCGGTTAATTCCTTTTCATCGTCTAAGCCATAGTTCATTATGTATTACCTTCCTTTCATTAAGCAGTAGGATCAACTACTACAATATCCGTCTGCAATCCAAGATTGAGCGTATATTCAATGGCAGCATTTACGCCACCGCCACTAACCTTAACGCTGCACTGTGCATCAAAGTGAAATTTAGTACCGTCTGGGAATGTCTGTTCAAAAGAAACCGTTTCCTTTGTGTCTGAAACCGCTCTTAATTTTCGATATGAGGAATCAGCATCATTTTCCCACTTAAACTTATAGGCCAGATCACCCGGATCTCCAATACCCAATTCTGAATGTTTCATTTTATCTTCCAGAGTGGTGTTGTCCACCTTCTCTGGATCGACTCCAAGTTCAGGAACTTCTTTAAGTCCCAGCAACTTGGTAAATGTGCTTTCCGCCTCTTTTTTAATTGCAAGTGTTATGCCATTAGCTAACATGCTTTCACTCCTTCCTAATAATTGTGATAGACCTGTTTGGTCTTAACATCGATTACCATTTCATAGCGCATCTGCTTATGTTTAAAGCCGCTGGGATCCTCTACATCCATACACTGGATACGTTTAAGGCCCAGGGCTGCTACGGACTGATCTACCGCCACGGCTGCCGCGGAGGTACTCTTTCTGGCCCATATATCAATGCGATACCGGCAGTATGCTTTCTGTTCTTCCATGTCCGTATATTCCATGACCTTGTTGTCTTCTTCAATGTACTGGATTGCAAGATCCTGTTCCCAATCCCTTGGGTAGAAGTCCGTTACATTGTCCGTAACAGTACAAAGGGACGCATATACTTCATCTTTTACATTGATCACGGTTTTGCCGCCTTTCTGATTTCTTTTTTCAAATAATTGGAAATGTTACGGGTTTCCCGGTCCTCATTGTTTTTTAGCGCTGGATACATAAACGGCTGAGCCGCTTGCCCGGAAGTCTGATAGAATCGGCCTTGTGCAGTATCAATAGAAAACCAGTGATATTTTTCCGCTGTTTTTTTATCAATCTGGCTTTCATGAATCCACCAGGGCGATTGTGAATAGGTGGGAGTAACTGCCGGAGATATCCCGGCATGTTCCACTTCTCCGACGGGTCCGGTTCCAAATTCTACAAAAGGACCATGTTTTTTATTGGTGTAAGCCGTCCCGATCACCTTATCTTCCTGCAATTCTACCGCTGTTTTAATGCTCTGCCGCAATTCTCCGTCATTGACCGGACACAAAAGCTTTGCTTCGCCCTGTACCATCTTTATGGAAGCTCCTACGGCTCTTTCCAGACCAGGGCCAGTAACACTACTGGACAGGCTGTTGTACTTCTTCATGAGCTTATCAAGCCCTTTTACACCACCTGCCATTACAGTTTCTCCAATTCCATATAAAGGTACCGGTATGGACGAATCGCAATGATTTTATAATCCGGATCCGATTCTCCGGGAACGTCAAGACAAATTCCGTCACCCTCACGGATTAGCTTTGTACCGGACAGATAGCTAACACGGCCCTTTTCATCAGTCTGCGTCTTGTATTCCCCGTCCAATCGGCAGTTTCGGATATAGGAAAGCTTCTGACCGTACATCTCCGCCTGGAGCTTCCCTCCTGCGGGCCAGATTTCAGCTGTAACGGGCTTTGCCTCTCCGTATTCCGTGTATGAATTACCCTCGTTATCTTTAGCCTGTACTGCCGTCCTGTGGTGGTACTGTTTCAGGCGGTTCCTTTTTAGTCTCATAGGTTCTACCTCCTATTCTCGCCAGCCGGTACCGGTCCAGCACCTCATAAATATGCTTAGGAGCATTTTCAAAACTGTAGCTTTCCCCGCCCTCGCTCCGTCCAGATTCCCCTTCGGTTCCAATACGGTTTAAGGCGATCACTGCCAGATCACGGACAGTTTTCTGCAAGCCAGTAATAACTTCCGTACGGTTTGTATAGGAAAGAACAAATTCTTTAGCATCTTCAAGCAAAAGGGAGAGTAGATCTTCATCACTCTCCCCAGTAAACTTTTTCAGTTTTTCGATATCATCCATTTATTCCACGTCCTTTAACACAGAAAGCAAATCCTCTCTGTTTAAAGAAGAGGATCCTTCAATTCCTTTTTCCTTTGCCAAAACCTTTAATTCTGGAACCGTCATATCTTCCAACTTCTTTTCCGGCTCCTGCGGTGTTTCTGGTTCTGCCAGTGTCTCAGACTTAACTTTTTCAACGTTCTCAAGCTCCTTGAAGCCCTCTGCAATAAGCCTGTTAGCTTTGACACTGTCTTCCACAATCCTTTCAATGTTTCCCTTTATCAGCCTCATATTCCCCTCCTTATACTTTCGCTTCCTTGATGCTTAAGTAAATGGAATTTACCTTATTGTCAAGAACCCAGATATCATGGAAACGTCTGTAATCCATCTGCCATGCATTAAGCTTCTGGTTGATTGTAGGGTCAAAGATACGCATAATATCCTGCTTGGTTACTGCAATCGGAGTTGTCCTGGGGCAAATCATAAAGTTGACACTCTTTGCCGTGGTTCCCTTTACATAGCCTCCTTGTTCCTGACCGGCCGTCTTACCATCATAAATAGTGATCGCCGTGTACATCCTGTTTGCAGGAGTAGAAATAAAGGGGACACCATCAACCGCAGGAACCTGCGTGTCAATCCCTCCCTTAGAGAAAGTAACTGCTGAAATTTTACCTGCAAGCTCTAACTCCAGTTCCATGATGAAATCAGGAGTTGCGTGGCACACCAGAGGACCGTTATAGCCCATATCACGAACTGCCTTAATACCTTCCTTGAACTTTCTCAGCGCTGATGTGCTGGCAGCGCCTGGAGTGTATCCGTATGCCACCATTCCCACTTTGTCTGCAGTAATTGTTTCCGTTGCAATTTTAGAAATGCGGTAAGCATCAATTTCCGGGACTACATACATGCGTTGAAACTCTCCCATGACTGCCGCTGCAGTAGTGACGAAATTGTTTTCATTAATATCCATAGGATCAAGCTGGAATTTACGGCCACGATCCTGTGTCATACTTCTGGTCTGATAGGTCAGAGTAACACTACCCTGCTGATAGCCATTATCCCGATCATAGTCCCCCATTCCCTGAACTTCCATTTTAGGAATCTTTACCTCTGCTCCTCCATTGTAAATCACCTGTCCGGCATTGGAATCCATCCAACCAGTGACAGCTTCCTGTATTGCTACCTTATCCAGGGTGTTCTGAAACAATGTTGCTGTTGCTAATGTGTTAATTGCCATAATATTTTATCGTCCTTTCTTATACAGATCCCATCATCAGGGCTTCAACCTGTTTCGCAAGGTCTGCTTCTTCCTGTGATGGTGCTTTTTTCGGCGGTTTACCGCCTTTCAGTTTCTCTTCCACTGCCGCTTGTACTGCCTCCTGAAATGCTTTTTCAACAGCGGCTATGGACTTGCTGCATGAATCTGCGTCAGCGTAATTTAACACCTCTGCTAGGCTCGTGGGCAGTTTCTTTTCCGCCAGGGAATTCTTAGCTTCTGCCATCAACTCCCGCCGTGTAATAGCCGCCTCACGGTCTTGAATATCTTTTTCCTGCTTTTGATGCAAGTACTCGGCCTTTTCTTCTTTGTTCATCTTGGACAGCTTTTCAGCTTCTGAAAGCTTATCGTCCATCAATGCAGACCATTTCTCTTTAGCAGTTCCCAGGGCTTTCTGCACCCTGCGATCAAATTCCGCTTGGAAACTTCCTTCTTTCAGAATATCATCAAAGGTTTTTGTTTTAGCCGGTTCCTGTCCTTCTCCGATTCCTGCTCCTTCTCCGCCTGTTCCATTACTATTATCCGGTTCACCTGTTCCGCCGCCTTCACCCTCTCCTGTGCCAGCGCCGTCCCCTTCATAACCGAAGAAATGCAAATTCATAGGTAATAATTTCTTTTTTATCATTTCTCTATCCTTTCTGCCCCGTTCCGTTCTCTGCCCGGACCGTTGCCTAAACGCAAAAAATAACACCCAGGTTCCCCTGCGTGCTTGATAGCTATATCTTTCAGTAGGAGGCTTCACCCCGCCACCCAGAGGGAGATATCCGGATCACCTCCTTAATTTACATACTTGCCTTCTTTCTGGTTTTTCTTATCCATGTAGGACAGCTCCATCTTTTTAATCACCATTTGGGTGATATTATAAATGACGGTAATAAAAAGAGCTGTTAAGCAAAGCTGTGTCATTGGCGGCCTCCTTTCTGTTATATCAATGTTGCTTTGTAACGAAAATTACATGTTTCTTATACCATTGCTTATAAGTTGTATTCGCCGGGAAGGTTTTAACCTTTCCAGTATGCGGATCTCTGGCCCTGCGTTTCAACTTTGCAAGCTCTTTCTCTCCGATATCACAAATAGTTGTAGATCGGCACCATGGGTGCATAGGCGGGCAGTTAAGCCCTGGTTGCTGTTCGGATACTTTAAAACGCTCCCCGTCCAAGTTCCGGCAGATAGAGGAAGTTCTTAGGTCCAATGTGGCTACAAAACGGTAATACTCAATCCCACACTCCTCATAAGAGGTCATTTCCATCTGGTTCGCAAGGTTGCAGCTTTCAGTTCTTACAAGCCGTCTTGCCTGACTGGTTCCGGTTGCAAACTTATTTGCTATGATATCTGCCACTTCCCGGTCGGTCCTGCCTGTGATGAGGTTAATAAGCAGTTCTTCTTTTATATCCTGGGCCAATGCACGGGTATTACTCCATATCCTAGTGGAATAGTTGGCCCCAGACCATTTGCTGTTAATCACCCGATCAATGACTTTGGGTGAAATTAGGTTGAACCCAAAATCCAAACCAATGCGCTGTTGAATATTAAAAATAGATCGGTAATATGCTTCATTGGCAAGATCCACATAATGACTGGTACTCCTTACCCTTTCCTGCTGATAGACATTTTGCATGGTCATGTCAATCTGGTTCTGGAGTTGCTGCAAGCGTTCCAGTCTCGCCTGATATGCCGGACTCTCCAATTCTGCCAGAATCTCGGCTTTTGTCTTATCACTGCTCCCTGATTCTAAGGCGGCTTTTAATTCATTAAGGGAAGTTTTATCTTTCATGGAATTTAAAAGCCGGTAAGCGTCTTTCTCTGACAGCTTGTGTTTCTTTTGATAGCGCTCAAATATCTCATCCAGTTCAAAGCCTATATATCGGGAAGCTTTTAAGTAAACATTTGATATTTCATCAGCTGCTTTTTCAGCCTGTTCCATGTAACGAAACATTTCCTGTACTTTGCGTTTCTCCCAATAAGACAGATTACTCATTTATATCACCGGACTTTTTCTTCATGCCTGCGCCTTCTTCATCGTCTTCCGGAGGAGTATTATTACCTAGTCCAAATATTTCCTTTTGCTGTTTTACTGCCTCTTCTGCTTCTTCCTCCACTGCTTTCAGTTCATCTTCCAAATTGTCTATAAATGGGATCTGGGAAAGCAGCGTTTTCTTACTCACCTTTCCCCATAAATTAGAAACGATCTGACTAATCTCCAGAAGGTTTCTCGGCAGCGCTCGTGTGAATGTCGGTGTTATTCCGGATATATCTACATTAACAGCCTTGCTTTTCTGTAGCCAGCCGGCAAATAACCGCAGGCGCTTACGAAGACCCTTCTTGTAGTACCGTGACTTTATCTTTGTGATGTTCTCCATACCCAGGAGTTTAAACTCCATGGCCACACCTGATATATTTCCACCAAAGCTTTCATCTGTCATGCAGGGGATATGAGAAAACTTATGGATATCCTGCTCAATAGCTTTTTTAAGGACCTCCACTCCGTTTTCATCAAATGTTCGTGTCAGGTATTCAGCTTTAGTGCCTTCTGGAAGTTCCAGAAGCTTATCCTCTTTTACCCTTTCCTTGGCTGTCTTGCCGTCTTCGTCCTTTGCATCAGCATCACCAAGCATGGCCCCATAAATAGCCAGGATCGCGTCAATAAACTGCTCCTTATCGGTAATACGGTCCGACATAAGGGCGTTGTAGGCATCGATTAAAGGAATCTGTAATTCAAAATCACCGATTGCTAGCTTATTATTCAAATACTCTACAATGGGGATTTCCTCAAAGTAGTGGGGAATCGGATCTTCCAAGAGTGCTTGGGGTCCGGTAATATCATCAATGTTCAGGACATACTTATAATGCTCTGTCAGAACTGTGGCAACATATATAGTTCTATTTTTGTCGGAATCGTCCTTCCTGGCATAATAGTAAACCGCGAAAAGCTCCTTCTGCTCTATGGTATCGTCATAGACCATGAAAGTGTTTTCCGGGGACAGGCTCTTTATGGTAAGGTCCGTCTCTCCCTCTTCCGGGTAGATATATTCATAGGTCCGCCCGTACACGGATAAGTCAAGTCCGTTGTCTCCGTCTGCTTCATCGGCTCCGGCCTGTTCGAATGCGTCAGTTATGTCCGTAATTTTCTCTTTACTTTTATATGATACCGAATTACCTATAAAGTAAGAGCTGGCTGTATCTGCTATATCCTTCGCATGATTACATACCAGCTTTGTTTTACGGCTTTCTGTCAGGATCTTATGCTGCCCTTCATAGTACTTCATAAGTTTCCGGAGCCTAAATGCCTCCTTTCTATGCTTTGTGATCAGCGTGCGGATCGCCTGTTTATCCGGGTTCTGTTCGTCCCAATTTTCCCGTGGCATTGTGTATATATACATGGTTATCACCTTCTTTCTAATGGAATCCATAAGCAGATTTGCTCCGGATCTTGATTGTTTTGTTATTGAGTATCGTATAACAGAAGTACCGCACTGCATCCATTGCGTGATCGTGCTGCTTGATCGGCTTATCCTCTCCACGATCCCCTGCCTTTGGGTCCCATATGTAGGAAGCAAATTCTTTAATTGTGTTTATGCAGGATTGACTGAATGCTATCTTTTCAGTGTTCAGAAGGGTGGAAACCAGCCGGATCCCATCTTCCACATCGTTGTCCGCTTTCATGGTCTTGTATCCCCGGTTGTTAAGCTCCGTTATAAAAGAAGCTGCCGAAGGGTCCACGATGATTGCTTTAACTGGCGTTCCTTCCAACCATTTCTCCAGATCGTCAGCATACTGTGAATCCGCTTTCTGCTTTCCTTTATCCCGGCCAGAATAATAATACTCCCTGGTACAATACCATTTCTTATCTATACCTTTATTCCAGAGCAGGAATACCATAGCATTCTGTGTGCCGTAATCGATGCTTACATATCGTCCACCGTCTATCAGGAGCCTAGCAAAATCCAGCACCTTCTTTACATGCCGGTCCACATCGAACATGTCATAGATGATCCCTTCTGCCATGGCCCATAATCCCAGAATGTAGCGCTTATAGAAAACTCCAGTGTACATGCTCCGGTATCTGGCCTTAATCTTTTCTGACAGGCTTAAATTATCTTCCATGGTAAAATGGAGAACAATAAAATTCTTTTTCTTTGCTTCATCAATCCAATTTATTTTAAACCAGTGATATGGTCCGTCCGGGTTACAGTTAAACCAATACTTAGAACCAGCAACGGAACATCGTCCTGTGGCCTGATTGACGAAGCTTTCAGGCATGAGAGCCACTTCATCGAAGAACACGCCTGCCAGTGTGATACCCTGTACTAAGTCCTGGCTGCCCTCATCTTTGCCACCAAAGATATAGAAATAGTTAGTAACACCGTTCTTTGATATCTCAATCAGGTTATCAGACCTGCGATCTTTTACCTTGTATCCGCGGCTCTTAAGCATCAGTTTTAACCAGAATAATACATTACGCCGGAAGGATCCGACCGTCTTACCGCACATGCCAAAGTTTTGACCTTTGAACCGGTACATGGCCCACATAACAAAGGATAAAGACATAGAAACCGTCTTGCCTGATCGGATAGCGCCATCAGCTATAATACCGTCTTTATCTTTAACCGGGGAAGTATCGCACCACCATGTAAGAACTTTTTTCTGTTTATCTGAAAAAGGTTGAAACTCGAATATTTGGAGCTTTGAAGCAATGCCACGCCCTTGTTTCATTTTACTAATTCGATCTTTTAGGGATTTAAGCCGGCCTTTTATATCAATCATCTGCATCACCCCAAACATCAGAGGCTATACCATTCATGGCAGCCATAAAGCCGTCTTCCACTATCTCCTGATCCGGATTATCCTGTTTCATGATCTCAAGCTCAAGCTTCATCATTTCAAGCTCCAGACGGGCATCGTCATATCCATACCTATGAAGGGAATCAATAGCTTTTTGCCTGTTTGACTGTACTCTTGTAAGAGCGTCCTCAATTGATGGAATTCGTTCAGCGCCTTCTTTATCATGTTTCAATGCTTCAATCCGTTTCAGCATTCTCCGTTCCCGTACCGTGAGAAGCTGAATCTCTTGTAGGAGAAGCTGTTCCTTGTCAAGCGGAACCATACTGATAAGCTTTTTCTCATCTTCCTCCAGGGCATCAAAAAAGAGAGTTTCAAACTCTCCTGTCTTAACTGCATTCTTATTCTTTTCCGGTGCTCCGCCATCGTTTCCTACTGCATTCTTATTCCCGATCGGGGGTCCTTTCTTATGCGAACGCTCGCTATTTCTATGCGAACGCTCGTTATCCCATTTATGAGTTGACTTCCACCGCCGCACTGTACCTTCTGGGAGATTTAGTTGACTTGCAATCTCAACTAACTTCAAGCCTTTCAAGTACATGGCCTTTGCCTGTTTTATTCTTTCATCTGGCGCCCTTGCCAAGCCAACCACCTCACTTGTGTTGTTTTTATGTATTAAAAAAGAGACGGATTGGCCGCCTCTGAAATCATATATTAATTATAATCTTTTCTAATAAACACCTCAACTTTGCTAGCGTTAATAGCTTCATCAGATAGTCCCGACCGTCTTAAACAACCATAAAATTCATCTCTTCCTTTTGTATTAGCTAAAAACATTGAATTATTAATGGCATTTATACACGATTGATTCAATACGTTGCATGAAGTGACCGCTGAATTTATAATTCCGCTAACAGCATAAATTGTATCATCGACACACCGCCTAAAAATAGCCATATCATTTTCAGCTACATCCGGATAACTAAAACCAATGACTATACTATATTCTACATACCTGGTACTAATACAGGGATACTCAAATTCTACACATTCCTCAAAATAACAGGATTTTCTTTTGCATTTAGTTATATATGTCTCTACGGTTTCATATACATGTATCTTTGTTTCAAAGTATGCCATGTTACTCCCTTTATGTAACCTTTTAATATAACATATACAATTACATCGGTAACGTGTGCATTCTTCGAGGAAAACACCCATCACAGCATAACCATGACAGGCGTTTCCAAAAGGAGGTGTATTATGATGAAGCTGATTCGGTTCCCCCGGAATTGGACCGGAATCTACAGCCAGGGGGTTTGCTGTTGCTCTGCCGTTGAGCTATGAACCGATATGCCGGAATCAGACCGGCATTCCCTTATTGAATAAAGCCTCTAAGGGGTATGTTTATGTGATGGTCATCGGTTTACCTTTTGACCTAATTATAGTATAAAACGGCATTACCGGCACGAACGGCGGATTTTCTATTTTATTCCACTCTTTTCTAAGTACCTATCTCTTATGTGTCTCCTTGGATAATCATGGTTACCTTTGTATCCCGTCTTTGTGGCTATTTTTACCCAACTCATATCCTCTATGTATCGCATTTTAAATATACATCTGGTCTGCCCATCTTCAATGGAATCAATCCACTGTTCCACGGCCTTAATCTTGTCCTTTTTATGGTCTAATACTTTTTTTCTAAGCTCGTATCGGGGCCAGTCAAATCCTACTACGCTCTGTGGTTTTGCATATCCGTCCCTGTAATCGTAAATGGTGCTATTCCCTATCCCTGCATCTGTTGTTTTCATTTCATGTAATTCGGCTTCAAGGATAGGTATTTCTTTTTTAGTCTTTTCGTAATCCTGGAGCATCTTTTTAGTGATCTTTATTTCCACCTTACCGCCTCCCCAACATCAAAGGTAATGCCCTAACCGTGAAATTCCAATCGTTCTCAAGCCTTTCCACTTCTTTCTTGTATTCCAATTCCTCCGGCACAAAGGTATACCTCTTTTTATATTTTGATTTCTGTGTCGCATATCCCGATACCTTGTACTTTGGTATCCCTAATACCATTTCCGCAACCTCTGGTGTATAACTCCCTATCCTCTCGCCCTCATCGTAGACGGCATAAATCTTTCTTTTCGGCATGTTATCCCTCCTGTCCTATAATAGCCTCAATTTCCTTTTCGATATTATCCAAGGCCCTCCACATATTCTGTGCTTCTTTCTTCTGATCCAGGTTATGTGTATGTACCATAGTGTCACTGTAGCTTTGTTTATAGATTGCCACTGTATCCCTTATCTGCCGGATCTGACTATCTTTAGAATCTAACTCATTAGCCTGTAATTGGCATATCTGATTTATATGGTCAAGCTTCATTTCTGCCACTGTCATAGTATCTCCTTTCTCATTTTTCGCAATAAAAAACCAACTACCGAATATTGATAGTTGGTAATAGTTTTTACTTGTTATTAAATATAGGGACTTTAATCTTCTTCTTTTTTCCGTTAATTATATACTGAAAATAGTACCTGCTTTTGGAATATTCTATACTAGTTTGATGATATCTAGCTTTCTTAATTGTTTTAGCATCAATATTCAACAATTTATCAAACTCGTTCATATTTTCACTCTCAGTAAACATGGGTATAAATTCCCCTGAGCCACCATCATTATCTACCAAGATAACTTTACAATTATTTAAACCACACTTATCTCTTTTATTATTAAACACCACAACTTCAAAACTAATAGTGTATGCCCCTCCAGCATGTTTGCATACAGAATCATTAATACTAACATGTATTTTCCCAGAGTTAGTGGCAATTAAAGTTAGTAGCCAACCAAGTACAGTTCCAACAATCGCAAAAACTCCGCCTATTATACTTTCTGATATATCCATTTAACTTTCCCCTTAATTACTTTATTTACATTAAGTATAATCCATTTATTACCAATCATCAATATTCAATTGTCAAAGAACAATATTTCTTTTAAATTTCTGATCAAGCCATACCACAATCGATCATCTCTTCTTCAGTTCCATCACACGTCCACTGAGTTTCTCGGCATTCTTGATCCTCGGCTGACGACCAGTATTCACAGTATCCATTTACACACCATTTACATTTCATGGCATCGCCTCCGGGAAGTCTGTAATATACATTTGTCCTGGTATCTGCTCCTTATCCTTCGGAGTTTCATCCCATTTATTCTCCCAATCAACTCCTATGTAATCCAGTACCTTGCCCCAGCCGAATTTCTCATGGGTATCTTTGTCAACACAGCATTTGTACATCCAGAATTCCCATTCCTTTTCGTTCCGATCTCGCAGTTTATCAAACCTGTGAGGACGCTTCTCCATATGGATTCCAAAACCACACATACTGCACCCGGTGCGCTGTGCATCTGTGGTATAAAGCATTCCGTTATCGTCCCGATCTATTGTTCCATAAATCTCAGGGATAATAGTATCCAATGGTTCATATTCTTTCAAACTGCCGTCTTTATTTTTTCCATACGGCTGCTCATGGAATGCTGCCGCAAATATATCTTTGTGTTCTTTGTACCACTTATCCATTTCCAGTGCTAACGTAAGAATGTCATTCCGCATGAAGGGAGCAAACGGCGCACTTCGAATTACGGTCTTTCCAAAGTAGTTGCACCCGTGGTCTATAAGAGCTTCTTCCCTCTGTCCTCCCTCGCTTGCCATAAGCCCAAGAAACGGGCAACTGTCATGTACTTTAGCCCATTTGTCACACGGTTGCTCTTTCATGTATAGGCAACACTTGTTAGATACAAGGAAATCCGGCATCTGGTAATTTACACCTTCGTTCTCATTTTCATATCCACCGAACTTGTTAAGCCATTTCTGTGGCAGCTTCATACGGCTGTTCTTTGCATAATGCCCTTGTGCTCCGCATTCGCCTGTAATGATTGCATGGCGGACTGTTCTATTCTTCTCCGTAGGGTGCTGCAGCGTATCAATTCGCCCTGCTATCTTCTTCGAGATGACCGGGAACCCGACTTCATTCAATACTTCTACTTTGGATTTCCCCGGTGCTATTAATGTGACTCCCAGGGCTTTATGTATCAGTTGAATGCTCCTATCCTCCAAAGATGATACTGACACAGCAGGAACGTCTATTCCGATACTCTTTAGCCATATATAAAGGACAATGCTGTCAAGGCCTCCAACACTTGCATGTGCATTTAAACCTCGCTTATCTAATTCAGAAATGAACTCATATGCTCTCTGCTCCGCCCGTCTGATCTTAACCTCATAGGGCAAATTTTGAATTGCTGTAAATTGTGCCCTCTTTTTCTTCTTCTCAGCTTTCCACTCTTCTGTGGTTAATTCTTTCTTTTCCATTTTTCAGTAGGAGTAAACCCGGATTTATTGCGGCCGCAAATGTCCTTACCCCTTTCTTTTAATCAATCAAATATCAGTTTTACTGAATAACATTCAGTGTATCATCTACCTTAAATAGCTTTTTACCACAATCAGCGCATATAGCATATTTCCCTATATTCTTGTAATTTAAGTAATCATGAAGTGATGAACTTTCTATTTCTCCGCTTTCTAAGTCCACATAATACTCACCGTATCCATAAATACGTTGCTTTATTTTTATCGTTCCACCACCGCAATTAGGGCATTGACTTATAGGAAATGAATATTTATTATCTTTCAAATTAACAGCCCCTTCTTTAAATGCTAATAATCAAAATCCACCGGAGGCAAACACCCCTCAATATCACCTTGCATCATGTTCTTTAACTTTGTGAGCCTTTCTATGACAACATCTAAGCTCTCTGTGTTAGAAAAACACAGCACAGTATTTTCCATATTGTTTTCGAACCTGCTACTATACTCACCGATTTCATGAGGTTCCTGGTTCTGCAACACAATATATCCCTTTCCAAAATCCTCTCTAACCAATGGAGTAACTAAAATATCTCCCGCTCAAAAATTTGCTACTGCCTTACCTTCGATCATGAATTGTCCCCTTTCTTAATCAGTCAAATACTAATTCTCCGGTCTTTTTAATCTCCATTTTGACCATCTTCGTTCATTGTGCCAATCAGGCTTGTTTCCGTTCCAAGAAGCAAATACTTTCCCATTAACCGTATCAATATCTTTAATGTACACAGTCCATATATTCCATTTCCCATGAAATGTATCCATTCCGCTAGCACGTTTTACTTCAAAGACCGTCATTCCAGGTTTTAATTTATCTAATACCATGTCAATCTCTCTTTCTCCCTCCGGCCCCGGTACTGCCAGTCAGGCCGGAAGGTTTTGTAATGCCGGACGCGCCGGACGCATTACCTGATCTAATGACCTAACGCCTTTGCCAGCTCGTTCAGTTCAGCATATAACTTTTTATTTTTTTCTATTGATTCCTGAATTTCTCTCATGTTAATGTCATAGCGTTGAGTTATGGTTAAACGTTCTTTTACTAAAGCTCTATCGCTTTTTTCTATCTGTTTACAAGCTTTCTCCCATATTTCCTGCGTAATTGGCACGAACAAACACCGATCTTTACTATGGCATTTCTCCATTTTGATCTTATCATCTTCGGTATAAACACCTGCAAGTGGAAGAAAAGAAGTATAACCGTTGCTTTCAGGCTTCCACCATGTATCACATTTGTAATGCTTTGACCAATACTCACTTTTTATAAAATAGAGCATACTTTTCCTTTCCCGGCTTACTCCGTCAAATATGGGTTTACTTGTTAAGCAAATCGCCTTTTACCTCAAAGTATGTATATACGCTGCTCTGTTTAGATGGCTTTGTAATGTCCACATATTTTCTCAGTATGCTGGCATATATGGGGACCTCTTTTGTTTTTACCTTAAATCTGGTCCATGTTTCTCCGCTCTTTTTAATAAGACTGGTTTCCAAACTTAAAACCTCCTTCTACTGCCCTGGCAGCCTACTTCTGCACGATGGGTACGAACTGGAACATCCATGCCTCATCGTAAATATCAATCACGTTCCCATCTTCATTTATTGCTAATATTCCGAGGAATACAGGCTTGTTAATTATATTCTTTTCCATTTCTTTGGAATCCAAGTCCCTGAAACTCACTTCTCGCAGTGCTAAGGCATGGTAAACTTTATCGCTATACACCACCTTGAATCTGCCTAAATCAATATCTACTTTCATTCGCTTTCCTTCCTCCGGTAAAACCGCGTTTAAATCGCTTCCTTGATCCGTATAATCTCCCGATCCAGTTTCATGTCTACAATGCCCATGACCCGCTCATCATCAATCCCAAGTAACTCCTGGAGCTGTGCGATCATTATTGCAACATCTGCGATTTCTTCCGCAATATTCTTTTCAGCTTCTACCAACTCCCTGGCCTTTCCGGTTTTGATAAGGTTTTCCTTGGCCCTCCAAAACTTATTGATTGCCTGTGTCAGTTCTGCCAATTCCTCTATGCACTGGCGGCTTTGTGATTCGTAGCCGTAGTGGTTTGCTATGTACCTGATTTTCTGGTTTGTGGTCACTGTTCGTCCTCCTCTGCACACATCGGAAACGGACGCGCTGTAATCCCATTTACCTCCAGGTGGTCGCTTACAGCCATTACGATGCATGGGCGGCCGTCAATCATACGGCACTCAACACGGCTTGTGTAATCTGGCTTAACTTTGATTTCCAGGCCCTCAGTCTTAATCTCAAAGGTTTTTGTATTTACCACATTTGATGCGATTAATTTGTAAGGAGAGTTTTCAAACCGTGCCTTTAATTCATCGATCTTTTCTGTACTTGCGCCATATTCACTAAACATCTGCTCCATATGCTTAAAATCAAGCTCAACCACATTTGAATCAGATTCCTCGATGCGTTCTATCAAGTCCTCATAAATGCTTTTAACTGCTGTAAAATCACATTCTTCTTCTAATGTTTCTTCAACCATAGCGCCGAAAGTGCTTTTCTGATCTTCTGCAGACATTGGAATGCAAGTCCCAAACAATCCGTCAATTAGCTTATCATGCAACTGGTCTGCTTTCTTTGTGTAGTATAAGGTTCCATATATATCCGTCTGGCGGTCATTAAACGCTGGGTATAGGAATCCGGTTTCAGGAGCTTCCACAATCCAGTCCCTTTTCCGGTTCTCTATGGCATTCTTATCCGTGTTGTAGCTTAATGCTCCCTTAGTCAGTTTCACAGGGCATATAGCGCACTGAATGAACTCATAGACATAATCAGAGGCATCATCAATCACGGTCCCGTCCTGTGCTTTTCCGGGTACGTCATAAATACCATGTACCAGCACTATGTAATAGTTCTCGCCGTAGTCGTAGCTTTCGATGATCTTGTCATAAAACTCATTTATCAGATCATCGTCCCTTAACTGGCTATCCCGAAGCCGAAGCAGATAGTCACTCGGCGAGTCAAGATTGATAAGGTTCTTCGCCACAGTCCCTGAAAACGCCCCGCGGAAGATATTGAAATACTTAAATGCTTCTTCATCTGGCAGAGACAGGAACGCTTCTTTCAGTTCTGCTCTCTTGTTCTTCTCGGCATCTACATAGCAACTGCAAATTCTTGTAAGGCTGCAATTTGCAGGAGTGAAAATCTTCTTAATCTCGCTTATCTCTTTTCTGTTCATGATCTTATCCCTTTCTTGCGCTCTCTGGCGCACGCTGATAGCTCAAATTCCGCTCGTTTTGCCATTTATGGTATTTCTATCGTCCAAGCTATAAAAACGATTTAAACGCTATTCAGCCTAAAAATTATATTCGTAAAGGTCCTGATCCTCTATGTACCAATCATTGCCCCGCTTATAAATCCTCATATCGTCAAGCTGTTCGTCCTTAACCTCCTGCCAAGTCGGAACCCGGCGGATCATATTACTCATATACTCACGGCGCAGCTTAATTTCTTCATCGGTCATCGGGATTCCCATGTGGTGCTCCTCTCCCACTCGATGCCTGGCCAGCTTACGGGCTCTTTCTTCGTTCATTTATCCTCCTTGCAGCTGTTGCAACACAAGAGCGTCATAATCTATCTCACGTTGCGGGAAGTTCTGGAATTGATTTGGCTTACCGGAAGTGGATTTTACTGGTTTATTATCTTTCAACGGGTATAAGTCTTTCCAGTTGTTCACAATGGATTGTTCCATCTGAGCTATTGCCGTATCTCTGTCCAGAGCCTTGATCTTTTTGATCATCATGGTTATGGCCCTTTCGGTCATGGCACCATTTTTAAGTTTTTTCCTCATTTCCACAAAATCAAGGAAAACATCATTCAGCCTTTCATCATCTTCAAAATACATCTTTGGAACAGAAACGCTCTTTTTCTTTTCTTGTTTCATTGTTTCTTTGTTTCTTTGTTCTATTGTTGTGATTTGAATGTGATTTGACTGTGGTTTGTCTGTGGAACAGTCTGTGATTTGACTGTTAATGTCTTGATACGAACAGTAGTTATTTACCGTAAATACGCTGAATTTCGTGTATGCTTTGACTGTGATTTCTCCGGTAGACAGCAAGTGCTTTAAAGCCGTTCTTATCTCGTTGACAGTAAGTCCTAATTCGTCGGATAATCTAGGGTAGGAGGATACAAAAGAACCACGCGGAATGTCAATACCTTGGAATTTTCCGTCCTTCCAATTAGCTTTCCAAAGCATATGTAAGAACAAATCTTTTGTATTTGATTTCTTGTACCACTCCCATTCCAGAATCTTACGGTCAATTACTATGAATCCTCCTTCTGCCACATCATCACTCCTGTTCCACAATCAAAACCTCAATCCGTGGGTTTTCCTTGTCGCAGTAAAAATCATCTGTAAATCCCACAACATACCTCCAACCATCGTCCTGCAGCACCTTACACTTGACAAGAGCGTCCTGGATCACCTTCCGTCCAAAGCTTGATACATTGTCATGATCTCGCCGTTTATTAGCCTCATACCAAGCAAATTTAAGTAACACAGGCTTTTCTATATGTAACCGTCTTAACTGCTCCCTTATGGCGTATATGACGGTCTGTTCGTTATCTGCTTTCATCTTGCCCCCCTTGTGAGGATTCGTCCGGTTGGCTGCTGTATAATCGTTTAATCCGTCAAGTCTACCTTTAATCAATAATCTGTATTCCATAGGCTCCTTTCCCCTCCACCGCCGCCCTGAAAGTAGCAACGGCAGAGGTTTCCAATGGCATATTTTTGTGACATATATGTAATTCCCTTGATTAGAGGGACTACAAGGCTTATAAATAACTTTTTCCGTATCTCTTTCGGAATAGTTCTCTGGCCCAATCAGCTCTAACACCGGATGCGATCGTTTTTCTTTCCCAGGCATATTGTCCGATCATCTTAGACATTTTCTCTGCCATGGGATTATCATGAATGCGATCTTTCACATTCCCCATATTGTGACAACGGTTGCAGGACGGAACCTTAAGGCCATCTTCTTCCGAAAGCTTCCTGTTAGATGAACCGAAAATTAAATGATGTTCGCACTCTGCCGTGGCGCCACAAAAGAAGCAATATTCTTTATCCTCTGTTAGGATAGAATCCATGTTATACCTCCCCCAGCAATTCGCTGTAATGAATAGGTTTTTCAAGAACTTTGGTATGCTTACAGTAATCACACAGGCTACATCTGATAGGCTCTACGGCTCCATTTTTAAGGTCTACGATCTTTGGTGTATTAGTTTCTACCTCAATCAATTTCTCCCGTAAATGGTCATCTGGAATCCATATCAGTTCAATATCCGGTTCTGTTTCCTTGGAAGCAGCCGCGATAAAGAATGGCAATCTTTCACCGGTGTTCCGATATACAACCTCCTGATACACTGCACCCTGGATATCATATCCCCAATATTCGATGAAGTTCATATATCCGTAGTCCTTGGTATACTCTGCTTTATGTAATTCCCTCATAACTTTAAGGTCCACAATGGCCTTTCTGGGGAGGTAACTATCTATCTTTATTTTCCATGGGATTCCGAACATTTCAGCCGTCATGATAATCTGCTTTTCGCCACTCATGAACTTCATAAATAATTCATCACGTTCGATCCGGTTAATAATTTCTTCTGCTTTCCGGTACTCCGCCTTTAATGCTCCTTGCTTTGTGAAAATGTCTGGATTCTGTGCTTTGAATAATGCCAGCGATCCTTCAAAGTGAGCATCTACATAAGAACCAACCATCAGGGCCGTGGTCTTTTCCATTTGCCATTCTCCTGCAAGTTTAGCAAGGGCCTGTTCCTCACAAGCTGGCTTTCCAATTGTTCCGCAAAAGTCCTTATACTGGCTGACTGACAGGTATTCTCTGGAAGCCTCCGGGCTGAAATAGTTTTCTGCTGTTAAAATCATGCTTCAACCTCCTTGCATTCTGCAAATACGTCCGGTGCCTGCTGTGGTTTCTCTTTTGCAATGTCATCTGCTTCTCCCTCTACTGCACACCCCATAAGTGCATTGGGAATATGTACCCGGGCAAAGAATGCTGACGCTCTGTAGGCAAGCATAAGCTCAGGCATGGTTTTCCATTTGCTGCCGTTCTTTTCATACCACTTTTCATCTTTCGCCATCTTAATAGTTACTTCTGCGCCTTTTACAATTACATGATCCTCAAGGCGCTCGGCTTCCAGGTAGCACCCCCATGAATCCGTTCCTTTTTCTCCGGTGTACTCATGATGTACGTTTTTGAACTTTCCACTTGCGATTATCATAGATGTACAAGCCTGACCACTCCATGATGGTTTCCCCTGGACAACATAAAGATTCTGCATTACCATCATTGGGCTAAGCCCCATTCGGTTTGCCATATCTACCGCAATAGTGCAATCCATTGCTTTCCCCTGGTACGCTGCTGGCACCAGGGAGGAAGAAGCAAACATTTTTCCAATGTCATATATTTTCTGAAAACTCTCAGGATTTGAAAATACGTCTACCGAAAGTCCTCTTGTCTGTTCTGCCTGAATAATTTCATTTTCCATTTTTCATTGCCTCCGCTTCCGCTTTGTGACGTTTCAAAATGCGTACGATGTAATCCACTATATCGGAGTCATCATATCGGCGCCTTACACCGTTTATCATGCCATAGTTATCTTCGATAAACTTAATTGCTCTGTCAATTTTAGCCATACGGATACCTCCTATAATTCCACAACGGTCAAATCTGGGTCATCAGTGGTCCGTGTAGCAATAAACTGTAGACCCTTATCTTTGCATTTACGGTACAGTTCGTTTCTCAAATCAGTAGAAAGCTTCTCACACCCATCAATAAGAATGATCTGTAATCCGTTCGGCTTCTGGATAGCAACATCAATACACAGATCCAGCTTTTCGCCGTCTGAAAGGTTACTGATAGGCAACCCGTGAATAAGCGGTATACCGTTCTGAACAGTAAGTCCCTTAATCGGGATTGATGCCTCCTGTAAAATCTCGCCTGGGAGTGTTCTGGCCTTTTCGATCCTTTCAGTGAGCAACCGGGCATCTTCAACCAACTTTTCGACCTCAGTCTGTAAGTTTTCCATTCTCCGGTATTCGTTCAGGTGCCCCTTCATTTCCTCTACTGTTTTAGCCTGCTCAGATAGTCCAGAAACGTCCTTAACCTCTTTGATGGCATATTCTTCATACTCATTTAATTCCGCGTCATACTTCGCAATATTGGCTTTGTATGTCTGCTCCGCAACCTGGATTTTGTCCTGCTTTTTCTCAGAAAGCCCGTCCAGTTCCTTTTTGCTTGAGCGAATCTGTTCTTCAAGAGAAGCGATCTGCTCCTTTAACCGTGTTTCGCGTCCAGAGAATTCACGGTCAATGGCTGAAATTTCGATTTCCTTATCAGCTTCAAATTTACGAACCTTATTTGACCGGTTCTCAAGAAGCCGTTTCGCCTTTTCGATAGTCTCATTTTCCTTACGAATTTTTTCAATCTCCCGGTAAAGATCCCCTACGTTATCACGCTCCCACTTGTCAGCATCGTAACCGGTTGGGATTGCGGAGGCGATATCCTCAATGAATGCCCGTTTATTCCTTATAT